ATGGCTGCAGAATACAATCAGCAAACAGGTAAATCTCTGCAGGTCAATAGTGCATTTAGAAGTCCGCAAGAACAAGCCGATGTAAATTCTGGTACTAATCCCAAAGCTTTGCCTGGTAAGAGTTTGCATAATGTTGGGCGTGCCGTTGATATCAATTCAGGACAAGTCACTGAACTAGCATCTTCTGGATTATTAGCAAAATACGGATTTAGTCCATTGCCCGGAGATCCGCCACACATACAGTCATTGGATTCTGGCGGTGATATAGCCAGCGGACAACTAGCAATGGCGGGTGAGCGTGGCGGGGAATTAATTACTGGGCCAGCTTCTGTAACCAGTAGAGTAACTACAGAAACATTGGTTTCTAAGTTGTCTGATTTAGTAGATTTATCTAAACAGATGATTTCAATGAATAGAGATATGATCAAAATCATGAGTGATCACAAAGATGTATCAAGAAAGCTTCTACAAGCTACTGCATAACAGGTAAATATACTACTGAGAGAATTATATGGCCACGTGGAAAAAATATTTTAAATCATCGAACTTGCCCAGCAACGTAAGTCCGTTGGGTAATAGTCGACCTGCAGATCCTGGTTACCGAAATTATCAAAGTAAGCTGCCTGAAGTTTATACTGGGCATCCAAATCGTATTGAACGTTATAATCAGTATGAGCAAATGGATATGGATAGTGAAATCAATGCAGCCATGGACATTTTGGCTGAATTTTGTACCCAAAAGAATTTAGAAAATCATACGGCATTCAATATCAGTTATAAAGAAAAACCCACTGACAACGAAGTCAAAATTATCAAAGAACAACTACAACAATGGGTAGCATTGAATGAATTTAACAAACGTATATTTAAAATTGTACGCAATACATTAAAATACGGCGACCAAGTGTTTATTCGTGATCCTGAAACATTTAAACTAATGTGGACGGAAATGAGCAAAGTTACCAAAGTTATTGTAAATGAAGCAGAAGGCAAAAAACCAGAGCAGTACATTATCAAAGACTTAAATCCTAATTTTCAAAATTTAACAGTCACTGCAGTCAGTACCAGTGATACATTTATGAACCACCCGCAAGTGGGAGGATCGTCAGGTGCGTATGTACAACCCAGCAGTAGCATGGGCGGCGGTAGTCGTTTCCAACATGCACAAAATGAAGCAGTGATTAATGCCGAACATGTAGTACATATCAGTTTAACTGAAGGATTAGATGTATATTGGCCTTTTGGTAATAGCGTATTAGAAAATGTTTTTAAAGTATTCAAGCAAAAAGAATTGCTTGAAGATGCGATTATTATCTATCGTGTGCAACGTGCTCCAGAGCGTAGAATTTTCAAAATTGATGTAGGTAATATGCCAACACACATGGCTATGGCATTTGTAGAACGTATTAAAAACGAAATTCATCAGCGTCGTATTCCTACACAAACTGGTGGTGGTCAAAACATGATGGATGCAACGTATAATCCACTGAGTACAAATGAAGATTTTTTCTTTCCTGTTACTGCTGATGGACGTGGGTCAAGTGTAGAAGCATTAGCAGGCGGGCAAAACTTAGGAGAAATTACTGATTTACGATTCTTTACTAACAAGTTGTTCCGTGGTTTACGTATTCCTAGCAGTTATCTGCCAACAGGAGTTGACGATGGCACACAAGCAGTCACTGACGGTCGTGTTGGTACTGCGTTAATTCAAGAATGGCGTTTTAACCAATATTGTAAACGACTACAAGCCATGATCATTGACAAACTAGATCATGAATTTAAAATGTTCATGCGTTGGCGCGGCATTAATATTGATGGACAACTGTTTGATTTGGTATTTGAAGAACCACAAAACTTTGCACAATATCGTCAAGCCGATGTAGACAGTGCACGTATAGCAACATACACACAGTTAGAAGCATACCCATACTTTAGCAAGCGTTTTTTAATGAAACGTTATTTAGGCATGAGTGAAGCAGAAATGAGCGAAAATGAAACACAATGGTCTGAAGAACAAGGTGATATTGAAGCTGCACCTAGTGCAGAGCCTAACTTGCGTAGTGTAGGCGTAACACCAGGGGGGCTAGCTAGCGATTTAGAAGCTGTTACTCCTGTTGCCGGCGAGGAAGGTGGTAATTTAGGTGCACCTGGAGCTCCGGCAGTTGGTGGTGGTGGACCTGGCGGAGCTTCAGTAGCCGCGGCTCCGGCAGCCTCTATTTGATAAATTTTGAGTAAATAATAGTATGTTGTTAACTAACTTATTTGAAAGTCCTGCACCAGCACAGCCTGGGTATCAGAGCGAAAAAGATGATAAATCTGTAATGAAGCTCAGCGATCTACGTAAAACTAGACTTACTTTGGCACATCTAAACAAATTGAGAATGGCTAACGATGTGCGTAAATTTGAACACGAAAAGAAATTAAAAAGCATTTCTAAACAGTACAAAGCTCCGGCGCCCGAAGGCGGCGGCCTAGGTGCAATGCCAGGCCTGTAAGCACTAAAAAAGTGCGTGTAACACAACTGTAATTTAAATATTGGTAAAAATACCTCAAAAAATACCAATATTACCAAGAAATATGCGTATATTAGTAAATAACTACACAAAGCCATATTTAAGAAGGAGTTCTTATGAACAAATATGAACAGTTAATTGAGCACATTATCAATGATAATGAGCAAGCAGCACGTGAATTATTTCACGACATCGTAGTAGAGCGTAGCCGCAATATTTACGAATCTATCATGGATGAAGAGGCCATGGAGGAAGAATTAGGAGGCAATCAGGTGTCTGGGCTAGTTGATGAAATTACCCAAGATGAAACTGACGGTCTAGAAGAAGATGACGGCGAAGAGTTTGGCGGAGAAGAAGAGCCAGCTCTAGGTGGTGACGAAATGGATCACGACTTTGGTGATGAAGGCGGAGAAGAAATGGGCCACGATGATATGGGCGGTGAAGAAGGCGATCTAGAAGACAAATTCCGTAGCATTGAAGATGCATTGGAAGATTTAAAAGCTGAATTTGCCGAACTAACCGGCGATCACGGCGACGAAGGCGAAGAAGAAATGGGCCATGACGAAATGGGCCATGACGAAATGGCTGGTATGGCTGCAGGCGAAGTTCACGGTGGTGAAAAGCCTGCTGAAATTGGTGCCGATCATGGCATGATGGAAGGTGAGCAACCTGAGTGGTTAAAGAAAAAGGGTTCTGGCAAATCAGGATCTGACATAAAAGGTTCTGGTAAGTCTGGGTCAGCAATGTCAGGCAAGTCAGGCAAGTCAGGCAAATCTGGTTCAGCTATGAGCGAATCTGAATTGATGCGTGAATACGTAGAAAAAATTCAAGATTTCTACAAAGGCAATGATAGCGAAGGCCATACAGTAGGTACAGGCGGAAATGAGCCAACAGTTAATACCACAGGTATTGTAGCTGGTAAAAATGACATGGGCGGAACTGCTAGTAATATTGCCAAAGGTGGATCTAATGATGCTCCAGACGGAAATGCACCAAAAGGCAAAGCAGGCGGTTTTGTTAAGCCAGCCCAGGAAATTGATGTTGCTAAACGCAATGTAAACAAACCAGGCGGCAATAAAGGCGCACAAGATTGGTATAACACCAAAGCTAAAGCCAAAGCTGGCGAAGGTCAATTTGCAACAAACGGTAGTGTTCCTGTAAACAAGAGCAGTATCGAAGGCGGCAAGAAGTAATCGGGAACTATAAATGGCTTTGTATCTTAAAGAGAATTTGACATTTGACCGTGCAGGGATCACAGTATTATCTGAGGACTCTGCAGACGGCAAAGGTAAGAATCTCTATATGAAAGGCATATTCATCGAAGGTGGCGTGGAAAACGCCAACCATCGTGTGTATCCTGTTCACGAAATTGGAAAAGCTGTTAACACCATCAATGAGCAGATCAAAGGTGGTTATAGTGTGTTGGGTGAAGTAGATCACCCAGACGATTTAAAAATCAACTTGGACCGCGTTAGCCACATGATTGAACAAATGTGGATGGACGGTCCTTGTGGTCACGGCAAGCTAAAAGTCTTACCAACTCCAATGGGCAAACTGGTGGAAGCCATGTTGAGCAGTGGTGTTAAGTTGGGCGTTAGCAGTCGCGGATCAGGTAATGTCAATGAAAGCAGTGGTCATGTTAGTGATTTTGAAATCATTACTGTGGACATTGTGGCACAACCCAGTGCTCCTCATGCATATCCAAAGGCCATTTACGAAGGGCTAATGAACATGCGTGGTGGCACACAAGTATTTGAGATGGCTCGTGATGCCACTCAAGATCAACGAGTACAGAAGTACCTGAAAGAGGCCGTTACACGCCTTATCAAAGATTTAAAGATATAATAGGAGATACCAGATGTTAGATGCTATCAAACCATTGCTAGATAGTGGCATCATTAATGAAGATACATCACAGGCTATTACTGAAGCATGGGAAGCAAAACTTTCCGAAGCCAAAGAAGTAGTACGTGCCGAACTTCGTGAAGAGTTTGCCCAACGCTATCAGCATGACAAACAAGTCATGGTTGAAGCTTTAGACAAGATGGTAACAGAAAGTCTTACTGCAGAATTAGAAGAGTTCCACGCTGAGAAGCGTGCTCTTGCTGAAGATCGCGTGAACTTCAAAGTTCACATGAAACAAAGTGCTGGTAAGTTTAATAATTTCATGACCAACACATTGGCCGAAGAAATTAAAGAACTACGCAAAGATCGTAAAGTTTATGAAAATAGTATTTCTAAACTAGAGAAATTTGTTATCCGTGCTTTAGCAGAAGAGATCAAAGAATTTGAACAAGATAAAAAAGCCGTGGTAGAAACCAAAGTCCGCTTGATTGCCGGAGCCAAAGAGAAACTAGGCGAACTACAACAACAATTTATTGCACGTAGTTCTAAACTTGTTAAAGAAGCTGTTACACAGAATCTAGAGAAAGAATTAACCCAACTTAAAGAAGATATCCATATTGCTCGTGAGAACATGTTTGGACGTCGTCTATTCGAAGCTTTTGCAAGCGAATTTGCTGTCACTCACTTGAATGAGAACAAAGAAGTTGCCAAATTGCAAAAAGCATTGAGTGAGAAAGAAGAGATAATTGCCGAAGCCCAAAAGGCCTACAGCGAGAAAACTGCTCTTATTGAAAGTAAAGAGCGTGAAATTCGTATTATCAAAGAGTCAACAGAGCGTAAGGATACACTTACAAATCTATTGAAACCATTGAACAAAGAGAAAGCCTCAGTAATGAGCGAACTACTCGAATCAGTGCAGACCCATAAGTTACAGGCTGCATTTGATAAGTATCTTCCAGCTGTTTTGAACAACAAGCCTGTAGTGCAAACTGCTCCAAAGCAGATGATCTCAGAAAGTCGTTCAGAAGTAACTGGAGATAAAACTGCTAAAGTCGCAGCGGAACGAGCTAATGATACTAATGTCATTGAGCTCAAGCGTCTAGCAGGGCTATAAAGTAACCCTAAAAGGAGAATAGGAAATTATGACAACCGCATTATTAGAAAATCGTTGGGGCGAAACTAAAGAAGCCCTATTAGAAGGACTTAAAGGTTCACGCCGCACTACAATGGGCGTTATTCTTGAAAATACTCGTAAGAGTTTGATGGAAAACGCAACTTCTGGTTCAACACAAGCAGGTAACGTAGCAACACTTAACCGTGTTATTCTACCAGTTATCCGTCGTGTTATGCCTACAGTTATTGCAAATGAAATCGTTGGTGTACAACCAATGACAGGCCCAGTTGCTCAGATCCACACATTGCGTGTTCGCTATGCAGATGGCGTAACAAACAGCCTTGACAGTAGTCAAACAACTACTGCTGGTGACGAAGCATTGAGCCCATTCAAAATTGCTACTCAATATTCTGGTAGCACATTCCAAGGTACCGGTACAGGCCGTCCAGCTAGTACAAGTACACTTGAAGGTGTAGCTGGTAACAGAATTAATGTCCAAATTTTGAAACAAGTTGTTGAGGCTAAAACTCGCAAGTTGTCAGCACGTTGGACATTTGAAGCTGCTCAAGACGCACAAGCCATGCACGGTTTAGATGTTGAAGCAGAAATCATGGCCGCATTGGCACAAGAGATTACAGTTGAAATTGACCAAGAAATTCTTGGCTCACTACGTGCATTGTCAGCTACTGACTACGCATATGACCAATCTGCTGTATCTGGTACTGCTACTTTTGTTGGTGATGAGCATGCTGCTTTGGCAGTATTAATTAATCGTTCAGCTAACTTGATTGCACAACGTACACGTCGTGGCGCTGGTAACTGGGCTGTTGTGAGCTCAGCTGCATTGACAGTATTGCAATCTGCAAC